AGCATCAATAAAAACTGAAAAAGCTGAAGATGTAAAAGTAGTGAAACTAGAAGTAGATAGCGGAGCTAAGTCAACAGAAGGCACAAAGGAAGCATAAATAAAAAGGGGGTATAAAAACCCCCTTTAATAAAAGCAGTTAGTACGCAACTGTTCTTATATATCAAGGGAATAAGAATCGCTTTAAAAAAGCGCGAAAAAAATAAATATGAAATATAAAACATTCGAAGAATGGTATAAAAATGTGATGATAAATTATTCATCAGAAGAAGAATATAATAGATATATTAATAAATTAAATAAAGAAGAAAATGGCAAATAATAGTAATTGGTTAAATGGATTAGGAACAGCGGTTGGAATAGGTGGAAATCTATTAGGTATGTTCAGTGGTAACACAAACCAAAAAAGACAATACGGACAACAAAAAGAATTGATGGACTTACAAAATAAGTATCAAAGAGAATTAAATCAACAAGGAGCTGATTTACAATTCGATATGTGGAATAAAACAAACTATGGTGCACAGTTAGAACATATGAAAAGTGCAGGATTGAATCCTGCGTTAATGTATGGAATGGGCGGTGGCGGTGGATCAACCACAGGAAATCAAGGCGGAGGAAACCAAAGCATGGGCGGAGTAGAACAACAAAAAAACATGGGAATAGAAGGTGCAATGGCAATGGCACAATTGGAACTAATGAAATCTCAAGCGAACAAATTAGAAGCTGAAGCGTCAAGTATAAGAGGTGAAGAAGGTACAAAAGGAGCTAGTGAAATAGCGAAACTAATACAAGAAACAGGTACAGAAGCAGAGAGAACAAAATTAACTAGAATTCAAACATTAGTAGAACAAGCAAAAGAAACAACAGAAAAAGCAAAAGCTAATAATATAAAAATTGATAGTGATTTGAAAAGTAAACAATTAGAAATAGCAGAACAAGAAAGGTTAATTAAAAAATATGAAGTGGAATTAAATGCAATAGGAATTCAAAAAGATGATAATAAAATATTCAGATATTTGACAAAATTAGCAGATGATTTAGGATTTGACGTAATAACATACCTAAAAATGCTAAAAAAAGATAATATAATACCAATAAAACAATAATGTGTTTATATCCAAAACTGATAAAAAACAGAAAATATATTGCCAATAAAAAAAATAAGGGGGTAATACCCCCTATTGGCGATAAAAGGGTGCTATATGTACCCGTAGGGTGTGGAAAATGCATGGAATGTAAAAAGCAAAAAGCAAGAAATTGGCAAGTAAGATTACAAGAAGATTTAAGAAAAAATAAAAATGCAAAATTCGTAACGTATACGTTTAGCGAAGTTGAGTTGCAGAAATTAGATAATGAAATAAAAGGTATCACAGGATACGAAAGAGATAATGAGATATGCAGAATAGCAGTGAGAAGATATACGGAGCGATGGAGAAAGAAGTATGGAAGGACGTTGAGGCATTGGTTAGTGACAGAGCTAGGGCATCAAAAAACGGAGCGAGTGCATATGCATGGTATTGTATGGACAGAGAAAACGGAGGACATAAAGAAGATATGGAAATATGGGAAGGTATGGATTGGAGAATATGTAAATGCGAAAACGATAAACTATATTGTGAAATATGTGAATAAAGTAGATGTAAAACACAAAGAATATGATAGTAAGATATATGCAAGTAAAGGTATAGGTGGTAACTATATGGAAAGAAGAGATTTTAGTAGGAATAAATATAAAGGTGATAAAACGATAGAAACGTATAGAACAAGAGAAGGTATAGAAATAGCGTTGCCGATATATTATCGGAACAAAAGGTATAATGATGAAGAAAAAGAGTCATTATGGTTAATGAAATTAGATGAAAAGGTAAGATACGTGAATGGTGTAAAAGTAAGTATAAAGGAAGGAGAAGAAGAATATTATAAATTACTAGAACAAGAACGTATGAAAAACAAAAGATTGGGGTATGGAGATGACTCTAAAAACTGGGAGTTAAAGAAATATGAAAATGATAGAAGAAACTTGAAAAAATTAGAAAGAATAAAAAAACTATATGGAAAAACTGTATGAAAAACGAGACCTATTCATGAGCCACAAATGTAAAATTTGTTCCTCCTAAATAGGGAAGTTAAAAAAAAAATGTATATTAGACGCGTAAAAAGATAAACTATGGGAAAATCAAGAGAACAATTTGAACACAGATTAAAATGGAGAAAAGATATAATGTGGATGACGAAAAGTCAATATGTAGATGTGGAAACAGGAGAAATAATAGTAAAAGAAAGAATTAAAAACGGAGAATATTATAAATTAAAACAACAAATAAATTATGAAAACAACGGTAACAAAAGAATCAAAACAATTACAAGCGAGTGCAAAAGAAGTAGTCAAGGAAGACTCTTCGGAAACGATTAAAAGAGAAGATGTGAAAGATAGTCCTTTCACAATAATAACAGTAGATGAAGGTAGCTTCGGAGTAATGGGAGAATATAGGTTGACCGAAGTAGGAAATATTAAAGAAATAAGAAAACAATTAAAAACAATAACATGGAACCGAATAGTACAGGTTATAATGTTATTAGATGAAATGAAAAATAACTTAAAAACAAATAAAAAATGAAAACAGAAATTGGAGGAGATCGCTTAGGATCTGGAAACAAAGAAGCAGTAAGCTTAAAAAATTATAGTAGAAGTACCCATGATTTAGGGTACATATGGAGAAGCAGCATGGCAAGTGGAACATTAGTACCATTTATGAGTGAGGTAGCACTACCAGGGGATTCCTTTGACATCGACTTAGATTGCGATGTAAAGACATTACCAACAGTAGGTCCACTGTTTGGGAGCTACAAGGTACAATTAGATGTGTTCCAATGCCCAGTAAGATTATATCAAGGTAAACTACATATGAATATGTTAAATATTGGAATGGATATGAGCCAAATATTATTACCACAATTAGAAATGAAAAGTTACTATAACATAAGCGGTGGAGATAATCAACAAATAAATAGCAGTAGTATATATAGCTACTTAAATATGAGAGGACTGGGAAGAAACTATGGAGGACAAAATCATCAAAAAAGGGAATTTAATGCAATCCCATACTTAGGATATTGGGATATATATAAAAATTACTATGCTAATAAACAAGAAGAAAGAGGATTTGTAATACATGCAAATGATTTAAGTAATAATTGGAGCTTAGAAGACGCATTTATAACAGTAGATGGAGTAAGTACAGGAGTAACAACAGATATTTGGACAGTACAAGGAATAATAGATACATCAGCACAAGGAAGTGGAGCAGAAGTACCAATTATATCAATAAGAGGAGAAATACAATGGAATAATGCAGGTACAGAATATGGAGAGCCAGATTTAAGAACAGTACAAGTAATACTAGACGGAACAACATATCAAATAACAGACTTATTTTCAAATGTATATCTAGAAACGCTAACAGGACCACCAGTAGCAGGAACATTTATGGTAGCAACTGGATATACAGGAATATTGGGAAGTGCCCAAAATTGGGAAGTACCAACAATGGAGGTAACAAATACAATCCCTGCAGGAGAAGGAGAACCACAATTGGAAGAATTTAAATTGGATAATATTGACGATATGCGAATGGATATTTTGGAAGCTGTAAGAGATACAACAGCTTTTAAAATAACAAACCAAAGTCAAGCACCATATGGATTAGGATTGGACCATACAGGAGATGTTGTAGCGGGAACAGCAGTATTCTATAAAACAGCAAGTCAAGAAGGACTAGGAATTAAAACATATCAAAGTGATTTGTTTAATAATTGGATAAGTACAGAATGGATTGATGGAAGTAATGGAATTAATGAAGTAACAGCAGTAAGTACAGCAGGAAATGAGTTTACGATAGACTCGTTAAACTTAGCAAATAAAGTGTATAACATGCTTAATCGTATAGCAATAAGCGGAGGTAGTTATGATGATTGGTTAGACGCAGTATATACGCATGAAAGAAGCAAAAGCTGTGAAAACCCAATGTATATGGGAAGTCTAATAAAAGAGCTAGGATTCGAAGAAGTGGTAAGTATGAGTGATACAGAAACAGATGATGGTACGCAACCGTTAGGAACGTTAGCAGGAAGAGGAAGATTGACAGGTAAAAACAAAGGTGGTAAAATAAAGATAAAAGTAGATGAACCGAGTTATATCATCGGAATCGTAAGCTTAACACCAAGAATTGACTATAGTCAAGGAAATAAATGGGATACAAACCTAAAAACAATGAATGACTTACATAAACCAGCATTAGATGAAATAGGATATCAAGATTTAATAACTGACCAAATGGCATGGTTTGATACAGTAACAGAAAGTAATGGAACTGTAAATTATAATACAGCAGGAAAACAACCAGCATGGATTAACTATATGACAAATGTAAATCAATGTAGAGGAAACTTCGCAGAAGTAAATCAAGAAATGTTCATGACATTGAATAGAAGATACGAAGTGGATGGAAGTGGAATAAAGGATTTAACGACATATGTAGACCCAAGTAAATATAATAACATATTTGCACAAACAAGTCTAGATAGTCAAAATTTCTGGGTACAAATTAGTAATAAAATAACAGCACGTAGAAAAATGAGTGCAAAAGTAATACCAAACTTATAAGAAAATGTATAAATATAGAAAACCAAATGTAAGTACGCTAACAAGTGTAGAAAAATTGGAAGGAGAGCCAATAGAACATAAAATTGAAAGGATAGTAAGTAATAAAGAACCAATAACCGATGGAGCACCGAGTATTTACACGGAGCGAAAAGATGGTGTAATAAGTGCGTATAATATTAGAACGGACAGATGGGAAATTGCAAGTGAAGCAATGGATAAGGTGAGCGGAAGTGTACAAGCTAAAAGAGATGCAAAAGCATCAATAAAAGCTGAAAAAGCTGAAGATGTAAAAGTAGTGAAACTAGAAGTAGATAGCGGAGCTAAGTCAACAGAAGGCACAAAGGAAGCATAAATAAAAAGGGGGTATAAAAACCCCCTTTAATAAAAGCAGTTGGTACGCAACTGTTCTTATATAT